CTTGTTCATATAATACTTTTCCATGCTTTTCTACAAGTTGAAATAAACATAATGTATTGCCAGGAATATTACGACACAAATCAATAATGAATTTATTCCTAACGTCATTCGTAACTAAATATTCAAGTTCTTCAACATAGGTCATTTTTTCTCTTATATTTGGATGTACCAATACTATGCATTTAATTTTTAAATCAGCTAAGGCTTTTTTGTCCATTAACTCCTTTGTTGTTGTTACGTTTTCAACTGCACCAAATAGTCCCTCTAACACAAGTCGATGCGTCTGAGTACCGTCCAGTGTCCCTGTAAGCCCGAACCTGTACTTACATTGATGTAACCTAGTCATTATGCCTGTAAGAGACTTTGCCTTAAATAAGTGGGCTTCATCTCCAACCACACAACCAAACTGTTCAAAATATTTCTTTGGCAATTTATAGATAGACTGCCATGTTGATATAACAACATCCTTAGTTACTTTTTTATCATGACCTTGGTATATTTTTTGGCAGTATGTGCCAGAGTTCCAACCATAATCTTCAAAGTCGGAATACATCTGTTCAACTAAAGATGTTGTAGGAACCAAGATCAGAGTCTTGAGTCCCATCATATGATAATAACGAACTAGTGCATATATTATTAAAGACTTACCAGAAGCAGTAGGAGAAACAATAAGGCAACGGTTTCTGGACAATGCAAGGCGAACAGCTTCAATTTGATAATCCCGAATTTCAAGTGACTTACCTTTGGACTTCGGTTTGAGACTTGTAATAAAACCTCCAACAACCTGACGTACAACATTCCGCTCATCTTCTACTCCTTCAGCGATAGTATATTTAATATTATTATTTTTACAATAGTCTTTTACATACGATAACAGGCCGCAATATATTTCGCCGGTGGCGGGAGAATATAAACGTATTTTTCCATCCCAAATTCTATTACGGTATGCTGGCATGAACTTAAAGCCTGGTACTTCAAAAGTAAAGAAGTCAGACAGCTCAGCGCTTTCACTGGAAGATATGTTAGTAATTTGTAAGTATACTTCATTTTTTTTAGATACGAGCATTTTGTAAAGTGCCAGACTCTCCGTAGTCTCCCCTTAATATAATGTTCCATGATATGCTTATACGCTCTTCTTTTGTAGTAGGAACCCAATGTTGCAACCAAGAAGGAAAAATATATCCGAATCCCTTTGTAGAATTAAATTGCATCATAGAAGAATTCATTCTGTTTATATTATTCCTTGGTTGTAAAACATTTGCTTGCGGTCTAGGATCAAAAAATTGTATATCAGAAGTATTTTGTCCTGACTCTAGATAATAAACTCCCGATAAAAAATTATTAGAATGTGTGTGTGGAGGATGTGAATCTCCAGCAAATAAAATATTTCCCCACATGCCAGTAATTTCTAAGCTATCATATTTGTAATCTAATTTTTTTAAATGATTTTTATTGGCACCTAAAATAGTATTTCTTAAATCTGAATAGTATGACATTTTATGCAATGTATCATCAGTATGTTGATTGTTATTTTTTTTAGCTAATTTAATATATTCTACCATTTGTTTTTGTGACAACCAACTAGGATGAAATGAAAACTCTGATATTACAGTAGGGAAACATTCGTGCATTGTTACATCAACCATGATACTATGCTCCACCTTGTTCCTTTGGTTACAGCTTTTGCTTCATGAGGGTACATAAAATTTGAAGGAAAAATTATTGCCGAACCTTTTTCTGGTAGAAACATTTTTTCAGATACAAAAAATTCACCACCCTCATAATCATCGTTTAAATATAGTAAAACTGAAACTTGTGGATATCCATATTGTTGGCCATGACTGTGATGTATATTATCTACATGTTCAGACATAAATCCACCCTCTGAATATTTGTTAATTCTAAAGTCGGTATGATGAATACAAGAAAAATTTATATGATGTTTTGAATATTCCTTTATAGTTTTTAAAACTCCCCCTTTAATATCGTCATAATACGACATGTCCTTTAGAACCCATACTTCATCCATCTCAACACGTTCATCACTTGTTTTAGATTTGCCATCATTGTTTGAATAGGTAGATTTTTTCATACCCCAATCATGATTAATAATATTGTCACAAATAGAATCTGGTATTATATTTTTATAGAACCCAATATAATCAGTAATTGCTGGAATCCAACACTTAGCGCAAGACATGAATTATACCATTCCCGCCTCAAACTTTTTCCACTCAATTGCATTCTTAATATCCCAGCCACGATTATCAATTGACTTGATAACCCCCTCAAGATATTTTATTACAGTTTCCAAATAACCAATTTTATCTGCTAATGCAATAACTTCTTCATCGGAAGTGATATACATGGCCAGGTCATTTTTTAAAACTTTTAGATCAAATGGTTTTGCAACATAAACTTTTGCATCAGATTTACCACCGTAGTACTCCCACTTACTTCTGTACATTCTTTGGTAATCACCATTAGACTTTTGCAGCAGTAATTGAAATCTAGATCGTTGATCAAGATACTTTGTTTTAATTTTTTGGTTCTTTAAAGATTCAGAACCAAGTTGTTCTTCGTTCTCTATAATAAGGTCTTTTCTTGCTTCTTCTTTCAATTGGTCTAAATTCATAAAATATAATTCTTTCAAAAAAATGAACAGAAATTTGATTTACTTTCTTTGTGTATATTGTCATTAAAGACTAAAATTTAAAAAATGTTAAAGTTTATCGCATCTGTTCAAACTTATTTATAAGGTTTTAATTTCATAAAGTTGATATGCAAACTCAGCAGTTGCAATCATGTATTCTACATCTGTTGCTGTTTGAGTAAACTCTAATGCACTTAAAGATATAGGAAACATATTTTCAAAATTCACTTCAACAATAGGATTATTTTTATTGGAAAGAATTTGCAAAAATGCATCTGAATACATTGCTCTGTCAGGACTTGCGCGGCCAACTGTATCCACTGATGGCGTATCACTAACAGCTGGAGTATTTGATGTCACATCTCTGAATGTACTAAACTGCGATCTTTTATCTGGGAAACCAATACCCACCATCCAAGTGTGAAGTGAAATATAGTTTTCTAAGTATTCATCTACTATAAAATTAATAGATAAATTTTCATATACCAATTTTTCACCCATAGTAGGGATATCTTTAAATGGAGTGGCGTAAGTAACAGTACCAGAAGAAATGCCAGGAAGATTTGCACTAACCGTAAAGAATTCTACTTTTGGTAATTGATGAATACCAAAACGAAATTGAGTCGGACTTGCATAATCTAGCTGATCAGGCTGTCTAGACATAGGTGATTGTGATGTTACCATATTACTATTTATAATAAAAAAAAGGGAGGACCGAAGTCCCCCCTAGTTTTACTCTATTACGTCTTGATTTTACATCAAGTTCGTAACTTTAACGCGACGATACCAAGCGTTGGTATTAGCATCCAGTGACGCATCGGTGTTAACCGTGTCAGCGGCAGCAACCGCACCCGCAGCAGCGAATGGGTTAGCAGCAAGACCATAACGGGTCTTGAAACCAATCTTGGGCTGGAAGGAATTCTCACCAACCGCACGAACCATCTGAAGCGGAACGTATGGGCAGTAGAAGAAACCAGCGTCGTAAGGCGAAGTGCCCTTATAACCAACAACATAGTACTGCGAAGCAGCTACGTTGGCTGAATATGGATCAACATACACCTTGTAACGACCATTCATAACACCAGCAAATGTGGTGGTTGTGTCGTCAACATTTAGGTTATTTGCAAGAGCAGGAGTGTAATCAAGAACACCTGCCATCTGAAGTGCCGAAGCAACATCAGCGGAACAGATGACCATGTTACCCTTGCCACGACGAGTCTGTTGACCAATCGCATTGGCATCACGCTCAATAGCAAACATCAAACCCTTGAACTTCTCAACTGACCAACGACCATTTGAGTCGGTGTCCAGATCAAAGATACCAGCAGTTGTTGTGTTAACCTGGGCACCCTTAACAGCGGTGACATACAGTGAACGAACAACTTCACGGTTGATTTCAGCAAGAATTTCAGAACTAAGAATGTTAGCAAGCTCTGTCTCGGCGTCCAAACCATGAATTGCCTTCAAGTCTTGTGCCAACTCCATTGTGTACTCGGCCTTCAAGGCACGAGATACAGCAGTAACAGTTGACTTCTCAATCGAGAAAGCCATCTGACCAAAAGAGTTGGCGCCACTGTCACCCAACGCCTCAGCCTGAGCAGTTGTCATACCAGTAGCACTTACATAAGTACCAGCAGAAGGACTGTCGTTCAGAACAGCAGGGTTAGTTTCAGTTGAACCAACATCGCCACCACCAATAGTACCGGCGGCGTTTTGGTTAGAAGCACCAGCTTTGCCAGGAAGTGACTCGTCCATAAGAGCCTCGGCACCGTCTTGCGACAGGAACGAAGAACGCATGGCAAAGATCAAACCCGTTGGGCCCGTCATTGGCTGCACACCACATACGTCATACGCAATAAGGTTAGGCATTGCACGACGAACCAATGAGATCAAAATTGGGTCCCATGTATTCATCTGCCCGCCGCCACTGGCGTTGACTGGTGCTGTCTCTTGGAGATAGGAAGCGTCTTCACGCATTGCTTTTTCTTGGTTTTCCAAGATGAGGGTAGTAACTGCCCGCTTGTAAGAATCCTCAATCCTTGGGAGATCGGGGTGTTCTAGGACTGGCTGCCACTTTTCTTGTAGATGTTCTGTTTGAAACATTTGTTTCTCCTTTTAATTTACATCCGTTAATATAATGTTTTATGCACTCGCCTTTTGATTACGACTGATGGCCGACATATACGTTTTCATGGAATCTGTCGTATCAACGTCCTGTGCGGTGCTACCATCTTCATCATCAATAGCTTTATCACTATGGGTGTGAGATTTTGGAAAATAGCTTTCTTTCAGTGTATTAAGTTTTACACGAAAAGAATCCTCATCCCCAAAATCAACATCCTGAGTAAGTGATTTAAACTTTTCAATTTCGGTATCGGCCAAATCCTCAGATACTTCGGAAATGACCTGTTCACGAACTAGAGTTGAGTTAGAAGATGTAAGGTCAACACTCTTTTGAATTGACTCGTTCAACTTCTTTTCTAGCTCGGAAATCTTCTCTGACTGAGCTTCCAGAACGTCATACTTCTCGTCTGGAACGTCAATATAATGGTCTTCAAACAACTGTTTCAATCCAGAAATAAAGTCTTCTGCAATTTCACCCTTCAAACCACGTTCGATTGCCAACTCGTTTTCTTTAGTCCATTCCTCAACAACATAATTGAGATATGTATCTACCTTCTCTGTAACCTCTTCCTTGAAAGACTCCATCTCGGCATCTTTCTCAGATTTAGCGTCTTCCTCAATACGCACGATCTCCGAACGAATCTTAGATTTAACTGCGGCCTCAAAAATTGTTGCGGCCCTCTCTTTAAACTCTTCTGAAAGGTCTTCCCCCTCAACAAGCGCATCAACAGCTTCTTTAACATTGATAGACTTGATTTTCTCTTCGATCTCTGCCTTCTGAACTTCAAGTTTCTTCAACTCTTCTTCAGTTACAGCATTATCAGCTTCAGCAAGTTTAGAAGAATGAGTGGCCAACATCTCTTCAATGTCTGCCTTCTTCATTTTGCCAATCTGCTCTAGAGCCTGAGCTTTAGTCATTTTTTTATTCTCCTTTAGCTCCTCGCCGTCATGGTCGATTTCATCGCCCGCAGCAAGTTTCTGAGGAGTATCTGCTTTACCAGCACTCTTCTGTTGAGCATCGCCACTAATTTGTTTTGCAGATTTCGTAGCAACATCTGTTGGTGAAGACTTTGCATCAGGGTCTACTACAGCAGCACCCCCGTCTTTTGCTTTCTCGCCTTCAACTTTTTCAGCCTTATCAACCCCAGCCACGCCAGGTTTTGGGTCTTTGGCATTGGAGACACTATCTCCAGCATTATCTGAACCCAAGCCAAGGTCTGCGGCCTTGCCTAAAGGTTTCTCTGAGGCTTCTTCAAGTTCTGCAAGAACCTCTGCCTCAAGTTCTTCAATTGTTTGTTCTAAATCGGACATAGGTTTGTCTCCTTACCTTGTGTTATTATATTTATAAATTATAATTTCTTGAGGAATTTAGCAAATTCCAAAGCCTCAATTTTTGCATTTCTTTGACGCTTTTTAACATCAAACTTCTGCCTTAACTCAACAAGTTCCGCTTCTACTAACGCTCCATTGTTCCAAACCCATTCTTTACCTTCCATAATACCTTCTACGAAAGCATTTGGTGCAGAAGGGTCTGCAACAATATCAGCAGCGGTTGCGAGATAAAAATCATCTCTCACATAATTAGCACCATTTTTTTGGTTCAAACTACCCATGCCTCTAGAAGAAACACCCAATTTGCCACCTTCATCAATGATATTTTTAACGATCTCACCCATAGGTGTTCCCATAATTTTTGCTTCACCAATAAAATTCTTACCGTCTGGATATAATTCTGTAACCATATGAGATACTCTCTCAAGGTTAACGGTTGGGCCATCAGGATGACCTAACTCTCCATAAGCACGATTTTCTTTGATAAATTTCTTATTGTATCTGGAAACTTCTTTTTGAAGAACTTCCATAGGATATACCCGGCCATTGCGGTTTTTAATATCTGCTTGCAGAAAAATACCCTTAATTTTATAGTTTTTACCACCACCCTCTTTAGCTTCGGTGATGTACTGTACTTCTTCTACAGCTTCTGAAAATAATTTTACGGTGTTCATATCATTTTTCCTAACTGATATTATCGAAACCAGATACTTTTTTCATTTTTATAATAATAGTACCTGTGCAAGCGCCGTCATTTTCAATATAGATGTCACCAGTAACACCACTACCAGCGTTATTTGGAAGTGAGGGTAAAGACTGGCCACCACCATTGTATGTACCATTACCATTTAGTGTAAGTGCAGTTACATTTGATGTAGCGTCCCATTCAATCTCTGTTACTGAACTAACAGTCCACTGACAAGCAACGATTGATACTCTAGGATTGGTAGCCGCACCGGCAATTTCAGAAACATCTACTACCTTTAATGCGGTTGCGTTTGTTCCTGTAATCGTATGCTTTGTGATAATTTCAAAGTCCGAATCAACTATTGTCTGTGTTGCAATGGCCATTATCCACTCCTAAATTGATAACATTTCTTTTTCAAAATAATTCATCAGGTCTTTTTCCGCCACCTTAAATTTTTTTGAAACATCTTTTATAGTTTTCTCAAAAGTATTTAGGAAATCTGAAGGTTTAGAATCCATAATGTTGAAAATTTGGTCAACAGCGTCCTTCATCTTCGGAGACAATTTCTTATACTGCCGAGATTTTCTATGTTCATCCTTTTCAATAACGGTTGAACTATATACTTCTTCAAGTGTCAGCATCAGTTTCCTCTGGACTAACATTATTTACAAAAGTTTTTGAATAATCTTTTCTTTTAACTTCAAGAGCATCGCCAACTTTTGTAGAAATAGAACTTTTAAAAGCAGCTTCTGCTTCTAT